TCCGCACTGGTCACAAATCGTGATGCCCGGAACCTGACGGGAAAGAGCGTTGCTGTGCAAGCGCATCTTCATGGTCAGCTTCCCACACCGGGGACATGGGAGCACCTGCGCCATCTCAGCTGCGGCATCCTGCACATCGAGGTATGTAGCAAAGACTTCATCCAGCAGCTTCTTCTCCGCGTAATCCTGAATCATTTGCATCACCTTACGAAACATCCCTTTCTTCCTCCAAAAGGCCAACCATTGCGCTCCACACCTTGTCGGTGTAGGCAGTGCTGCGGGTTCCTGCATTCCAAGCCTTTTCTGCCCCGCTCTTCCCAAGGTTGTACGCCATCATAGTTCGGTTGATGTCTCCATCGTACAGGGCAAGATAACTTCCGAGCATATAGCACCCAGCCTTGATGTTCTGTCCGGCATCCAGCAGATCCGTGACTCCCAGCTCATCTTTGAGCCATCCGGCATTGATGCTGTTGATCTGCATCAGACCATAATCCCCGGTTGAGCTGGTAGCGCTCACCGTATAGCCGCTCTCGACCTGCATGACGGCGTAAGCCAGCTCCAGCGGAACTTCGTACAAGTCGCACATCTCGGCTGTATACTGCTGTAAATCCGCATCCAGCGGCACATGGTATGTAATCGACTCATAGGGGGCCGGGTCTTGTCGGATGCACTCGCCCTGCTCAATGTCAGCTTGCACAGGAATCATCGCTATCGGGAGCTGCGTTTCTTTCGGTTGGAAAGCGAACGCCGCGGCGATGCTTCCGATTACCAGTAGTTGCGCCGCCGCTGTTGCCACCAGCGGGATTATTGCCTTTTGCATCATCCTGAACCTCCGTAATGCCGAACCGCTCGAACACATACCGCCGGGGCACTCTGCCCGGAAACGTAAGCAGACCCTTTGCTTCCAGCTCTTTGTTCATCTGCTGGATAAACTGATAGGCTCTGGATTTGCTGCATCCGACAATTTCCTGCACTTCGCTCACGCCGATAAAGTACGATTCTTTCACGTCCGACGCCCTCCTTTCGAAAAACGCATATTGGCCATCGCCACGAACAGGTTGTTCATTCGATCCATGATCTCATTCCATTCAGCCTGTTCGTCCTCTTCGATTTTTCCATCTGCGACGATCTCTATCATCGCATCGCGCTTTACGATAAACCTCTGAACCGCCGCCAGAACGCTGAGAACAGCTTCCGGCAAGTCCTTTAACTGAATCTCCGGGACCACCCGCTTGCCCAGCTCTGAGGACCGGCGCAGATGCTGAACTGCAAGATACGGGGCTTGGTATACATCGCACATGGCGCTTGCCACGTCGCTGGGTACCGGGCGCTGGCTCTGCTCATAATCCCGCAGAGAATCAACTGACACGTTCAAAAGCTGTGCGGCTTTTTCCTGCGTCATTCCGGCAGATTTCCGCGCGTTTTTGTAGATATTCTGGCAATCAACCGCCATTTCGCACAACTCTCCTTTCTGGTAAACTTATGATGTAAGAAATCACGCCCGCAGGTTCAGGCAGGACTCAATCGCGGACTTGATGTTCGCAGACGGCACCATCGTACCATTGATGACCTGGCTGACGTGTGCGCGGGAGTACCCGATTTCTTTTGCCAGCTCGGTGACGCTCATATCGTCGCGCTCAACCATCGCTTTTTTGACTGACACGCACCACTCTGGCAGCGGAACTTTCTTCATGTTTTTTCTCCTTCCAGACAAAGATTTATCTAACAAATGTATTGAACACTTGTTTGATTTTTGATAGACTAAAAGGGCCAGTACCCACCATTCAACGCGTTCCCCCGCCTTTAAGCTGTTAAGCAGAAGCTCTTGGGGAGTAATCGCTTTACCTGCGCACCGCCGATTTGCAGTATCGGCGCTGCGCTTTGCAGCGATGCCTGTCATTAGGAGGAATCAACTTGCATGGTTTGTACTGCGTGGTACGTTGAAGCCCCTTTGCAGAGGGGCTTCGGGGAACGCGCTGAATGGAAAGCGCTGACCCTTTCAATCTGACATTTGTTTTGTACAAGTGTATTATAATCTTGCGATTGCAATATTTCAAGACAAAATCATTGCGATTGCAAGGTTTTGTGAGGATACACAAAATGCCGACCCAAAATTTGTATGATTCTATAACCCTTGCAGAAAACATCAAGCTTCAAGCAAAAGCTCGCAATGTCCAGCTGAAAGATATGTTTGCCGAACTCGGAATGAGCAAAGGCACCCTTTCCAACTTACGCACTGGCCGCATGATGGCGGCTGATAGCCTTGCCCGCATCTCTGACTACCTCGACTGCTCCATGGACTTCCTCATGGGGCGCACTGTTGACCCCGCCGTGAAACGGATGAATCTGACAGATGATGAACGCCAAAAGGTTACAGATTATCTTCAGTTCATTCTGAGTCAGCGGAAATAGTTCTTAGAGCTGCTCAGATGGCTCTATTTTGCGTTTTTGATTCTTCCGCAAGGAATTTGTCGTTTGATGCAAAATGCGGCTCAAATCGCCTCTTTGAGCGATTGTGCTCATTCGTCGATTACGAAGTGCGCGTCCTCGGTGATAAGCACCGTGCCGTGATGCTCGTCATTGACGATGGTGTTCCGTTTGCCGATGTACTCTGCCGGAAGCTCCCCGCTCTTCACCCGCTCAAGGTTGAACGGCGTCGGCTCCCAGCGGCCCTTGTAGGCCTCCGGGATCTTGCCCCACTCCGCTTTTGTGTAGTGGCGCATCAGGTCTGCCCCCATTCTTCTCCGCTCAGAAGCTTCCAACCGTAAGCATCGCAGAACCACCAGTCGGAGGATTCCCCATCGGCGAGGTAAATGATGTCCGACACGCTCAAGCTGTGGCCCTCGAAGCCTGCGGGCCTGTCGATGTTAAACTTGCGGAACAAGCCATCAAGCGTCTGCTGTGCGTCCTTTCGGGTTTCCACATTACCCTCGTACACCAGACGGTAGTTCTCCCGGTGGATGCCGCCCAGCTGTGCGGCCTGATCGGACGCCATGAACCGCAGTTTTACCTGCTCCATGGTGTCCTCTTTCAGCTGGTAGATTTCATACTTCATGTGAATCTTCCTTTCCTTGGTTTGCGGTGTTGGTTCCCGCGACCATCCTCGTGATGCCACGAAAATGGTTTCGGCCGATACCAGCGGCCATCATCAGGCGGGTTATTCTTTCCAGTTGCGGCCTGCGCCAATCGATGCATCCCGGATAGAGAGCATCCTATTCTTTCCTGTGCGAGTGCTGCGGAATGCCTGCATGGCCTCCCGAAAGGCATCGTCTTCAGCCAGTTCCCACGACTCAAAGTGGTAATACTGAATCTCGCCATCCTCGGCCTGATACTGAATTTCAATGTTCACGGCTCAAGCCTCCTCGATCTCCACGCACTTGATGCTGTTGCGAAGGTACTTCCGCCCCCGGAGCGCTTCACAGGCGGCGCACAGGTCATCGACCTTGCACCGCAAGAGGATGTCCTCAATCTCGCTGCTCCCCTGCCGGTTATCGTATGCAGCCTTAACGACCGCTGCTCGGTCATCATCCAGCAGGACGGTCATGCAGGCTTCGTCTTCCTTGCCTTTCATGCGGATGTCGTAGGTAAAAATGACGTACTTCATGGTTTAGGCTCCTTTCTCACAGCTTGCGCAGGTTCGCATACTGGCGAAACAGGTCTTGGACGTATGCCCGGTGGATGGTTGAGCAGAACCACATCTCCGCATCCCGACCCGCCCGGACGGGCGGCACCCATCCGGCCATTTCCACCACATCCGCATCGTAATCCTTGGGATTTTGTTTGATTGTCGCCGCCAGCACCCTCAGAACCCGTGCGATGCCGTACTTTTGCACCATATCCTTCGCATTTATGCGGGTCATTTCGACGGCAAGCGTTTCCAGCTTGTCGCGCTCGGCAAACCATTCCTCCCGATTTTGGGTTGGAATGGTGGCCAGCTGCTTCATAAGCTCTTTGTCGAACATCATTCAGTCCTCCTCAACGACCCAGCCGGCGCAATAGCCGGGGTTGCGAAGCCTTGCTTTCTTCAAGGCTTCATCGAACGACCGGGCGCGAACCCGGATGGGTGGCAGGTTCCCGCCTACTATCTCCCATGTGTCCATCGGTGCTACAAACTTCATCGTGTGGCCCTCCCTCAGTTCCGGCTATCCCGCCGGATGCTCAAAATCTGGTCGTTGTCTCCGAAGCTCCGTTCCTGCAGGTTCTCGATGTCGTAAATCAGGAATGCAAGAATCAGCGCTTCCCGTGTGCAGTACTTCCGCTCCCGGAATGTGTACGGCGTCTTGGCCTTTAACAGCCGCTCCGCTACATCGTCCACAATGTCCAGCGTGGTGCTGTAGGTCTGCGGAGCCGCTGGACCGCGGCCATGCGATGTGTACTCAACAAGAAGTCTCATTCGTCCTCGTCCTCCTCTCCCTCGGTAACGCTGTCCATCTGGACGCTCCCGTAGGTGTATCCGTTGTCGTTGCGAATGTAGACGGGCTGGTCTTCGTCGTACTGGCTCAGGATGTCAATCAACTCCCCCACCGTCATGGTGTCGTGGCACTGGCTGGGAGAGTACCCATCCCGGCGGCTGTCAATGTAAACATTCGTCATGGTATTGTCCTTTCTATCTAACAGGTGTTTGAATCATTTGTTAGATATATTGTAATCTCACTTTTGTGAGATAGCAATACGATAATCTCATTTTAGTGAGATTCATGCTTTTGCACAAAAAGGAGGTCCTATTTTTGATATTTTGGGAGCGATTCTATCAGATGTGCGTTCTTCGAGGTACGAAGCCAAATCCGCTTGCAAAAGAGCTTGGCATCTCTTCTGGCGCTGTTACACGCTGGAAAAACGCCGAAGATCCACCATCGGGCAAGACCCTTATGCTTCTTGCCGACAGGCTGGACTGTTCCGTCGACTACCTGCTTGGCCGCACAGACGACCCTGTTCTTCATCAGTTGGATTCGTCGTCGTCGGCTATATAACGCGCGCGCCCGCGCGTGATGAAGACGATAGTCTTCATATCTTCTTATTCTTTTTCTTCTTCTTTTCTTAAGAAGATGGGTTTTTTCGGTTTTTGAAAAACCCAATGGGTTTTCACATTTTACGAACGTTTCAAAAATTTGTCGTTCTATCGAGTTTCAGTTTTAACAGAATTTCGGTTTTTCTGCCTAAAATTTGAAAGTTACGATTCAAATTTCATCTTTTATTTTGCATTTCGCAAAACCCATCAAAACCGAAAAAACCGAACAAAACCCAAAAAACCGAATGGGTTTTTCGGGTTTTGAAAAAAAGCGGGGCCATCAAGCCCCGCCAGAAACCACCTTGGAGATGACCAGCCGCCCTGCGAAGTACTTAAACTTCTCCGGCGAATGGAACAGCTTCTCAAAATACGCTGCATCCTCTTCCCGCAGATCCGTGAAGTCCTCTTCATCGACTCCAACCACGAGGAATGTGCCAACAATGACGTCGTAAGGCTTGCCGCCCCTGTACAGGGCCCGGTTTGGCTTGAGGCCCATGCACTTGCCCTCCTCGTTGCAGATCAGGCCCACCGGGCGGTGCTGGTCCGGGTAAAGCACCTGAATGTAGCCGCCCACAGCGTCTTGCAGGGCTTCAAGTTCGTTGCCAATGTCAATGCGTTCCGGGGCCTTTCCCGGCTCAATTTTTAATGCTTTCATGGCTTAAATCTCCTTTCCTGCCGACAGCGGCTTGCCATTCCATGCAACGCAGAACGGGTACGTATCCGTCTCTGTGCTGCGGAGCCAGCCGTCCTGCACGGCCATCATCGCTTCTACCCGGTACGCTTGCCGGGTGTGACTCCCCTTGATGTTCTTGTACAGCGCCCCGCCGTGAGACTTCTTGAAAGCCTTGGCTTCCTCTTCGGTTCTGAAAAACTTGTTACAATACATAGTCAAACCCCCTTGTTGTTGAGCTGATATGCTTTGCCGCGATAATTGATGATGTGCCGATGGTCAGGCGTGCGGAACACTTCAATGCGCTTCTTGTCCACGTTCTTGATGCCAAGTTTCCGGCGAATGAACCGCACAGCAATTTTGATGGTTTCAGCGTTGGTCATGTCCTTAGCCTTGCGATTCGGCCTCTGCGCATAGCGGCTCATACGGACTTTGCTGACCGCTTCGGCGTCCGCTTCCGTCCCATAGAACTTGTCGGGATCTCCGTAGCCGCTCACCTCGTAGAACCGCTGGCTGCTGACTTGTTCCAAGCGTCCGTTCCAAATTGTGTTGACGCAATAGGCTACATCCGGCCGAATGCCCTCTTTCTCGGCCACGCGGCCAACGAACAGCTCGACGCCCTGCTTATCCCACTCCTTGGAAAAAGTGCGGGCCACAATGCGGATGATTTCAGTTCCGTTGGTCAAATCGACCTTGGCCAGTTCACTCTGACTCCCATTCATGCTTGCGGTGTTGAAGCGATACCCCTGCGCCAAATACTTGTTCACCTCTGTCGTGAACATCTTGTTGATGTCTGAATACTTCATGGCCATTCCCCTTATCTAACAATCGTATAACCAGCGTACTTGAAGTTGTTCACGAGCTCCGCCGCCTTTGCCAGATGCTCAGCGAGTTCTGCGGCCCGTGCTGCATCCATTGTTGCCCAGTCCATCGAAATGGTGATTTTAACTTTTTCGCCAAACACCAAGCGGATTTCAATGGCTTCATCCAGCTCTGCAACTTGCCCTGTCAGCTCCCGCATTGCTTTGCTGAGCACTTTGTACGTTACCATTTTCATATTTTTTCGACCTCCGTTGTTGCTCATGCAGTCCAACAAATGTTTGACTGTGATTATATAATAATCCAACACCTGTTAGACGACAAGACCGCAAATCTAACAAGTGTTGGATTTCAGCGTATTACACAAGATTTCAGAAAGAAAGCTGGTAAAAAGGATGACGATTACTGTCCAACGCATTGTCGATTTGATGGAACATTACGGTTCATCGGGCGCTTTTATGTCGCGCCTGTGCGGGAAAAGCAGAACCCTTGTTGCGAGCTGGCAAGCGGGAAAATCTGTTCCTACCGCTTCGGACATCGCCACTATTGCCGCCCGCTATGGCGTGTCTGAAGCCTATCTCCGGGGGGAGGTGGATTTCCCGGAGTCGAATCTTTCCGCTTTGCAGAGGCGGCTCATGGACTCCACGCACGATCTGACAGATGATGAAATGCGCAAGGTAATAGAGTACGTCCGCTTCGTCAAATTCCTGCGCGAATAACAAAAGGACAGGCTCCCAAAGAGGGCCTGTCCGCGCCATCGGTGCTCGTTACTGCTGTTTCAGCGTTTCGATGTACTCAAGCACCCGCTTGACCTGTTCCGGGGTTAAATCCTTGATTTCTTCCCGAAGAACATCATCAAGCACATTTCCATGTCTGGAGCGCTCATCCGATGCAGGCATCTTCTCACTCCTTCCCGGCGCAAGCGCGCCACTGGAAAGAGTAAGACAGCTTACAAGCAGATTCCAGCCATCTACCGAAATCCGTGAATAAATAACAGAAAGGGTTGTGAGGTTATGGGATTCAGATACAGAAAAAGCATTCGTCTTGGCGGCGGCTTTCGCATCAATATTTCAGGAAGTGGAGTTGGGTATTCGTGGGGCGTTCCAGGATACCGAATCACCAAAACGGCTAACGGAAAAATCAGACAAACAGCATCCATCCCCGGAACCGGAATCAGTTATGTTTCAGAGGAATCTATTCGTAGTGCTGAGA